ATATGCACTTGGCAGAGTCTCAACAACATGATGAAGCTGACCAAGACTGGCGAAGCAGAAATAACCATTCATGAGTTTATACAAGATGTGGTGTGTGTGATTGTGGACGAGGTTCACATGGCCAAGGCTGATGCACTCAAGACTCTGCTGACCGGAGCCATGAGTCAGATTCCCTTAAGATGGGGACTAACCGGGACAGTGCCAAAAGAACTGTTTGAAAGCCAGGCCCTGTTGGTTAGTCTAGGTCCTGTGGTCAGTCAACTCAGTGCCAGCACACTACAAGACGCAGGTGTTCTGGCACAGTGCCATGTGAACATCGTGCAACTGGTGGACCATGTGGAATATGCTGACTATCAAAGCGAGCTCAAATACCTGCTGGAAGAGTCTGGACGCTTGGACACCATGGCTGAACTGATACGCAAGGTAAACGAAACAGGCAACACTCTGGTGCTGGTAGACAGGACCGAATGTGGACGACAACTGGTAGAACGCCTGGGTGACAAAGCAGTATTTGTGTCTGGTGCTACCAAGTCAAAAACTCGCCAGGACGAATACAACCAGGTAGCTGATGCCACGGACAAGATCATTGTGGCCACGTATGGCGTGGCTGCTGTGGGCATCAACATACCACGTATCTTTAATCTTGTGCTGGTAGAGCCAGGCAAGAGCTTTGTGCGTGTGATACAGAGTATTGGGCGCGGCATTAGAAAAGCCGAAGACAAAGACCACGTGGAAATCTGGGATATCACCAGCACCTGCAAGTTTGCCAAACGTCACTTGACCAAGCGCAAACAGTTTTACAAAGAAGCCTCATACCCATTCTCTGCAGAGAAACTAGAGTGGATGAAGATCAAATAATGGTTGACTTTACTTTACAAATACTGTATTATTAACACATGAGAATTTTAACACTTGACAACAAACCCTATGATCTAGATCATTTGCCCGACGAAGTAGATGACATGCGTTTTGCCATCCTAGACAACAGCAACCCACAAGATCCAGATTATCATTACATACCTTTGATATTTTTAGAAAGCTTCAGCGCACCTGCTCTGGTGTTGCAAATAGGTGATGCCAGAATTAAAATGCCCGTGGACTGGCAAATTCTAATTGGCGAGCCGGACCTAGGCGATCTCGAAATGCTGCCCTTGACCAGTATCAATGATCGTGGTTTCAATGTGTTCCAGTTCAATCCTCTCAGCAGTTTTAGACCCAGTTTTCCACCCATTGAGATTATCGACGTTTATCAAGAAGTGTCTTGGTATGCACCCAAACTCAAGAATGGGCAGATGCTGTGTGTGCCCATCAACGATGCTGAACAACCTGACTGTGTGTACTTTGTCAAAGACGTCAGCCGCAACTGCGAAATAGTTGACTACAACAAGGCCTGGTAGATATGTCCTACACAGAACCTGAAGTATTTCAAACAATCAATCGACTGGCTAGACTGTATCTGGAAAGTTATCCCGATGACCGCGAAGGACTAGAACGATTCCTGCGCTGGGCACATGTTCAGTACGGGTATCAGTATGGGTAGCCTTGTGCCTGGTGTGCCCTTGATCTACGAGCGTGTGGAAGGTACTGTGTACTCCAGACGTGCCGGCGAACTTGCTCGCACAGTGGTGGGCCATGATCATGATCCTAGAACCAGTGATGGCAGACCCGTGTATGATCACATAATGGAAGATAAAATGTGGGGAGAGATTCGGCGAACGGCCCGGACCAATCCCACTTTACAAGATGCTCTGGAACGTGCTATAATGATCTATCAACTGAGCAAGACCACATGAGTGATAAACTACACATTTCAAACGAGATGCGCCAACTGGACGTCAAGAACAGAAACTTCTATGATGAACTTGACTCAGATGAGCGCAAGAAATTCTCCACGTTCCTGATGTTGCGCTGGGGTTCAGCAGTGGAAGGAGCCCAGGAACTACAAGAATACTATGTGCAGAGCTGCAACCACTATCTCAACAAGCACTTTTTTGACATAGGCCGTCATCCCAAACTGCAATGGCTGTGTGCTACTGCAATGAGTCCGGGCATGGGCACAATGCGACATCCTTGGATCGCTCTCAAGAAAAAACAAGCAGGACTCAGTGCCAAACGTAAAGCCTTGATGGAAATATATCCCACCTACAAAGACGACGAAATTGACGTAATGGCAGAACTGATCACACAAAAAGAACTAGACGCATACAATCGAGACTCGGGTAACACCAAAAAGTAATCAGCATGACCCATGTGTGCGAATATTGCAAAAAAGAGTTTGTGAGAGAAACATCTATACAAGCGCACATGTGCGAACCCAAACGTCGTCGTCGCGAGCGTGACGAACCGGGCCCAAGACTGGGATTTCAAGCCTACATCCGCTTTTACGAAAGCATGGCAGGATCAGCCAGAAACAAGTCACACGATACCTTTTGTGAAAGCAGTTACTATCGTGCGTTTGTGAAGTTTGGACACTACTGTGTGAACACTCGAGTGATCAATCCGGAAAGATTCATGGCCTGGCTGTTGAAACACAATCGCAAGATTGATCACTGGTGCAGCGACAAGGTGTACACAGAATATCTAGTGGATCATCTAAAAGTAGAAGCAGTGGATGATGCACTTGCACGAGCCATTGAGTTTGGCATAGACTGGTCAGAAAAAAATGCCAGCCCGGCACATGATTGCATGCGATATGGCAATGCCAATGTCCTGTGCTATGCTGTGACTGCAGGTAGAATAAGTCCTTGGGTAATTTACAATTCAGAATCGGGGCAGAAGTTTCTAAGCGAACTAGATGCCACACAGGTTAGTATGATATGGCCTTATATTGACAGCGATGCATGGCAAAGGCGATTTCAGGATAGACCCCAGGATCAGGCCTATGCCAAGAACATTTTGAAACAAGCAGGATGGTAACATGATCACAAACGTTTATGGCGCAAGCACATGGGTCACAGTATCAAACCCAATTGGAGCATCCATCAACAACAATACTCCTAGTGCAGGTTTGGTACGATACCATAACAGTCAAATGCAGGTGTATGATGGCTACACCTGGCTTACCATTGGTGGTGACTCTAGTGTGGGTCTTACAGCCAATGCTGAAGAAGCACTGGCCTGGGCATGGCTAAAGATGACACAAGAGAAAGCAGCCCAGGGCCTAGCACAAAAGCATCCTGCTGTGGCAGATGCACTGGATGCTGTGCGTCTAGCCGAACAGCAATTACAAACCGTTGTGGCGTTGTGTACAGTATGAGCGCAGATATCGACATTGACTTTGCTGATCGAGATGATATACTGAAATTGATTCAGCACACACCTGCACGGCAGATCACAGATGGGCGGCCTAGACGTCACAATTCAGGAGTGTATGTCACAGACATTCCACAAGATCCTATCAATCACTGTGCTGCCATAGACTACGAGTCAGCAGAATCACGAGGCTACTTCAAACTGGACTTCTTGAACATGAGTGTGTATCAGTTGATTCAGAGCCCTGAACACTATGACGCTGTGCTTGCAGCCACGCCCCCATGGACTAGACTATGGCAAGATCCTGAATGGGCTAGACAGTTGGTTCATGTGGGCAATTATGGACATTTACTTGAAACCATGAAGCCTGACAGCATACCCAGAATGGCTGCATTTATATCAATCATACGCCCGGGCAAGGCACACCTACAGAATCAAGCCTGGCCCACGGTGTTTGATTCAGTCTGGGACGGCGATACCAGTCGAGGCTACACATTTAAAAAGGCACATGCTCTAGGATATGCGGCTCTAGTGGCACTGCATATGAATCTGTTAGTCTAGACGTCTCACAAGAGTAATTGATTTTCTCTTGCCTTTTCTACGGGCAATGTCATTTAGGCTGCACACAGGACCGTGCAAGATTTCCAGATCTTTGTTGACAAATGTTCGAAGGCACAGACGAAATTCATCCCATTCTCCACGCAGGAATATGTTGATAGGGATGCTTCTGTTGCTTTCCCACCACCAAGTGTTGGCCAGGTCAAGATAACGTCGTTTTTGTTCTGAATCTTTGACAGTTCCAAAGTCATAGATGGTTGTGATAACATCATCTCTGTTTTGCACAATCCCCACATATTCATTGCTGGCGTAAACGCACAAGGTAATAAACGGATATTTGTCAGCTAGTTTTTGAAATAAGTCTTTGCCCATATAGTATTAGTTTGGATATTTATACCAAGGCTCCTTAGGTAAATATTGTTTGGAGCGTCCTATGTATTCAACCCCTGTTTATCTTTA